CTAAGACCAGTGCCTTTAAAGGTCGTGGTCAAAAACTTACAGATTCAAATGCGTTTCCTAAAGCACAAAAGTTTTATTCACCAGTTCCTTACTCAATTACATTTGATTTAAATATTTACGCAAAGAGTCAGGATGATGCATTACAGATTGTGGAACAAATATTACCTACATTCAATCCACAATACACTATAACGATAAAACCTTTTCCTACAGAATATCCAGACTTCAAAGAGGATATTCCAATTATAATTCAAGGCGTAACATTCTCTGACGATTTTGAAGCAGAGATGTCGCAAAGGAGAACCATAACTTACACGTTGACCTTTGAAATGAAAGTTTCATTCTTTGGTGCAATTGCAAACTCAACAGTTATTAGAAAATCTATTGCGGATGTATTCTTCCGCGATGTTGGTGCACAAGGTGATTCTGACATACTTGCAGAAACAATCACCATAACACCTAACCCAACTACCATAATCGGAATGCCCGATAGTGACTATGGATTCGATACAGATATCGATCTCGCCTTTGATGATAGCGCATAAGGAGAAATAAATGCCCATTACATTAAGAAACACGAAAGGCAGTGAACTTACCTTCGCAGAACTAGACGGCAATTTCACACACCTTGAAACACAAGTAAATACCTTAACAGATTCTTCTACTATAAAAACTTTCATTGATACAACTTATGTACAAGGAATTGCGGATCAAACTTACATAGAAGGAATTGTAGACTCTGCATATGTAAACAATAGAGCAGAAGTTTCAGTTGCTCTTATAGATAGTGATTACGTACAAGCACGTGCAGATACAATAAAATTATATCCATACACAGTGGCGACTGCACCTACATCTGGAACTGAAGGACAATTAATATATGTAACAGATGGTAATGCAGGAGACGCAACACTTGCGGTGTGGAGTGGTGGATCTTTCAAGGTTGTATCCACACTTGGTTCTACAATACTAGACTCAGCTGGTGGTGGTGGAGGCGGATTCTAATCCGATGACAAATGAGTGATGATGAAAAAATAAATAATGACTATGATTATTCTCGTGACACTTTATATGAGTTAATCGAGAAAGGAAAAGACGCACTAGAAAATATGATAGAGGTTGCTCGTGAATCCGAGCATCCTCGTGCATATGAAGTATTATCTGGTTTAATTAAAAATGTTGCAGATGTCAATGATAAATTGCAGGATTTAAATAAAAAACAAAAACAATTGAACGATGATGAGAAACCACAGCAAGTAGAAAATCAACAGAACAATTACTACTTAGGTTCCACTTCAGATATTCAAAAGATGCTAAGAGAAAATGATGTAGTTGATGTTGAAGCAGAAAGAGTCATATCTAGGGAACCCTAACGTCAAAAGAGATGGCGTCCTTCAACAATGGACTCCAGACTTATTACAAGAATACAAAAAGTGTATGGACAATCCTGTATACTTTGTTGAGAATTATGTAAAGGTTATTTCTTTAGACGATGGGATGGTTCCATTTGTCTTATATCCTTATCAGAAGGATATGTTCAAACAATTTCAGGAGAATAGATTTAATGTCGTCCTCGCATGTAGACAATCTGGTAAAAGCATTAGTGCGTGTGCCTACCTCCTTTGGTACGTTCTTTTCAACCCAGAAAAAACCGTTGCCATCCTCGCAAACAAAGGTGCGACTGCACGTGAAATGCTTAACCGCATTACACTCATGTTGGAGAACATTCCGTTCTTTCTACAGCCTGGATCAAAAGCACTCAATAAAGGTAGTCTGGAATTTTCTAATAACTCTCGCATTATCGCTGCTGCTACTAGTGGGAGTTCCATTCGTGGTATGTCTGTCAATCTTCTATATCTTGACGAGTTTGCTTTTGTAGAACGTGCTGCAGAATTTTATACTTCAACATATCCTGTTATCTCTGCAGGTAAAGACACCAAAGTAATTGTAACCTCTACCGCAAATGGGATTGGTAATCAGTTCCACAAGATCTGGGAAGGTGCAGTTCAGCAAATCAATGAGTTTAAAAGTTTTCGTGTGGACTGGTGGGATGTACCAGGCAGGGATGAAAAGTGGAAAGAACAAACCGTAGCAAATACAAGTCAATTACAGTTTGATCAGGAATTTGGTAATACATTTTTTGGAACTGGTGACACATTAATAAACGCAGATACATTACTTAATTTACGTGCGAAACCACCCAAGAGATATATGGAAGGTGGATTACTAAAGATATATGAAGAACCTATAAAGGATCATGACTATGTCATGACCGTAGATGTTTCGAAGGGAAGAGGACAGGACTACTCTACATTTACTCTGATCGATATTAGCGTTCGCCCGTTTGCACAGGTTGCTGTATATCGCAATAACACTATCTCGCCATTGCTCTTCCCAAATGTTATTTATAAATATGCTAAACCTTACAATGATGCATACGTTGTTGTAGAGTCAAATGATCAAGGGTCAGTAGTTTGTAATGGATTATATCATGATTTAGAATATGAAAACGTGCACGTAGAATCCTCAGTCAAAGCAAATGCAATAGGTATTGAGATCAATCGTAAGACTAAACGTCTAGGTTGTTCTGCAATAAAAGATATTTTAGAAACAAAACGCTTGACAATCAACGATGATTCTACTATATTAGAGATTTCAACATTTGAGGCTAAGGGACAATCATACGAAGCATCTGATGGAAATCATGATGATCTTATGATGAATCTAGTTCTATTCGGATATTTTGTATCAACTCAGTATTTCTCTGATATGACAGACATTAATCTAAAACAAATGATGTTTGAACAAAAGATGCAAGAGATAGAGAATGATGTAGTGCCGTTTGGATTTATTGATGATGGATCTGCAGCAATACAACAAATAGAAAACGAAGATGATCCTTGGAGGATAAAGGTGGATGAAACTCAAAGATTTGTATGGGATCCTGATGACTTATCACTGTAAAGTAATTAAATTATAAATAATGGTATGTTGACTAATCGTATCATGGTTCATATAATTTTTAACAGAGGAAGATAAAATGGCACTTTCAACACCGTCTGCTTCTCCAGCTGTTGTAGTCAAAGAAATAGATCTGACTGGTGGCGTACCAAACGTTCAGTCAACTACTGGCGCAACTGTTGGGAACTTTCGCTGGGGGCCTGCAGAGCAAAGAGTATTGATAGACAACGAGACATCTCTTGTCAACACTTTTGCATCTCCAGACTCAGCAAATACCATAGACTTCCATAGCGCATCTTACTTTTTACGTTACTCAGGTTCTTTACAAGTTGTACGTGAGGTAACATCGTCTGCAAAAAATGCTCGTTCTACTACAGGACAACTTGCTACAGACAACGATGGTTCCTTACCTATGGAATTAGTAAAGAATGATGATGATTTCGCAGCACAACAGAGCGCCTTGGATTCAGATTCACACACATTAATTGCACGTTACCCAGGCGAACTAGGTAACTCAATTCAAGTATCAATATGTCCACCCGATAGTACTGCATTTGGTGCATGGTCATACAAAGATGACTTTGATGCTGCTCCAAGCACATCAGACCATGCAAATAATAAAAATGCATCTAACGATGAAATACACGTTGTAGTTGTAGATAATGGTGGAGAACTAACAGGAACAAAAGGTACAGTACTAGAAAGATATCCTTTTGTTTCAATCGCAAGCGATGCAAAAAATGCTGATGGTACTACTAACTATGCAAAAGACATAATCAATGCAAGATCCGAATACATCCACATGGTTGCATTTGACTCAGATTATTCTTCTGCAGGTGCAGGTACTACTGCAGATTCTGGTGATAATTTCTCGCCTGGATTAACTGCCGCAACAAATCATACATTCACAAAAGGTGCAAATTCAGGTGCACTAACAACAACAGAATACCTAGCAGGTTTTGATCTGTTCGAAGATAAGGACATCGTAGAAGTTGACTTCTTAGTTGCCCCATCAATGAACTCAAGAGCAGACCAAACAACTGTTGTGAATGATCTGATTTCAACTGCAAGTCAAACACGTAAAGATTGTGTTGTAACTGCATCACCTGCAAGAACAGACGTAATCAATTTGACTAATACTGCAACAATAACAAGCAATATCACTGCAACTGCTGATACTTTCACAGCGTCATCATACTTAGTAATGGATGGTAACTTCTTGAAAGTGTACGATAAGTACAATGATCAGTATATTCAGATACCCGCCGCATCATCTACTGCAGGTATCATGGCAGCAACCGATTTAAATCGTGCACCATGGTTCTCTCCTGCAGGTTCAAGACGTGGTGGATATCTAGGTATCACTGCAATCAGTTGGTCACCTACAAAGGCACAAAGGGATACACTATACAAAGCAGCAGTCAACCCGATTGCAAACATCCCAGGCCAAGGTGTACTGTTGTTCGGTGACAAAACGAAACTTGGTCGCCCATCTGCATTCGACAGAATCAACGTCCGAAGACTATTCTTAGTTCTAGAACGTGCGATTGGTAAGGCGGCAGAACAAGTTATGTTCGAGTTTAACGATGAGTTTACTCGCGCAGAGTTTGTCAACATAGTAGAACCAGTACTACGTGAGGTGAAAGGTCGTAGAGGTATTACAGACTTTAAAGTGGTCTGTGATGAAACCAACAACACTGGAGCGGTGATTGATCGTAACGAGTTTATTGCAAATATCTTCATTAAACCTGCACGTTCAATCAACTACGTCACTCTAAACTTTGTTGCTGTTCGTACAGGCGTTGACTTCGAAGAAGTCGTAGGAACGGTGTAAGGAGGTAAACAATGGCAATTTTAGGAGTAGACGATTTCAAAGCAAAACTAAGAGGTGGGGG